GCATATGTTAACACTTGGGATGGATACAGTGGAGCAGGAGATGTACTAACAAAGTTTGGTATGAGTTTAAGAGATGAGTTGCAGTTAGTTATCTCCAGAGAAAGATTTGAAGATTTTATTTCACCATTCTTAAGTCAGGAGGATGTGGATGAAGTTGGTGAAGCTGTAATGAGACCAAGAGAGGGAGATTTAGTATTTTTCCCATTAGGTCAAAGATTATTTGAAATAAAGTTTGTGGAACATGAAGTTCCTTTTTACCAATTAGGTCATACTTATGTTTATGAATTGCAGTGTGAATTATTCGAGTACAATGATGAAACTATTGATACTGGTATTGATGCGATTGATAGTAAGATAGAAGATTTGGGTGTAATTACTGATCTTGAGATGAATAGTGTGGGATCTGCTGCGACTGCTACAGCAACAATAGGAACAGGATTTGTTCAGAGTATAAGTTTGCTTAATGACGGTTCAGGATTCACAAGTGCTCCTACCATAGGATTGACGACAGCACCTAGTGGTGGAATAGATGCTACTGCTGTGGGTATATTGACTACAAGAAACAATATAACTTCTATAGAAGAAATAGTAATTACAAATTCAGGTGCTGGATATACTGTTGCACCAGTGGTCACGATCTCTGGTGGTGGAGGTGTTGGTGCTGCTGCGACTGCATTAATAAGATCAGATGGTAAAAAAGGAATTATTCGTATTTCTATCGGAGGAACAGGTGGAGTTGGTTATTCTACAACACCAAATGTATCAATTTCACTTCCATCTCTATCTCCACAATTACCTGCTTCTGCTCGTGCAGAGGTTGGTGCTGGAGGAACAATATCGAATATCTTTATCCAAGACGCTGGTGTTGGATTCTTCTCACCTCCAACAGTTACTATCGGTCCTCCTTCCTCTGTAGGCATAGGATCAGGTAGTTACTGGTTCAATGAACTTGTATCGGGTAATAGATCTAATGCATCTGCAAGAGTTAAGAAATGGGATCTTGATACTAAGATCTTACAGGTTGGTATTGAAACTGGAACATTCTTGAGAGGAGAGACTGTAACTGGATCAAAATCTGGTGCTCAATACACTGTAAAAGTTGGAACAGCAAACACAGACAAGGATAAATATGATCATAGTGACGAAATTGAGAATGAAGCAGATCAAATTCTTGATTTTACTGAATCAAATCCATTTGGACTATTTTAATGTTAGGGACTTATTTTTATCACGAAGTTATTAGAAAAACCATAATTGGTTTTGGAACTCTATTTAACAATATGGAAGTTAGACATGAAACTTCTGATGGAACAACTGTGGATATTAAAAGAGTTCCTTTAGCATATGGTCCTGCAGCAAAATTTATCGCAAGGTTAGATCAGCAACCAGATTTAAACAAAATGGTTGCTATCACTTTACCGAGAATGTCTTTTGAAATGACTTCAATTGCTTATGACTCTTCAAGAAAATCAGGTATAACTCAGACATTTAAAGCAGTAGACAGTGGTACTAGTAAACTCAAGAAAGTATTTATGCCAGTTCCTTACAATATTGGTTTTGAATTAAGTTTACTCACTAAAATAAATGATGATGCTTTACAAGTAGTAGAACAAATATTACCATTTTTTCAACCATCATTTAGTATCACAATTAATTTAATTGATTCTATTGGTGAAAAAAGAGATGTTCCAATAACACTTACTAATGTTACTTTTCAAGACGATTATGAGGGAGATTTTTCAACTAGAAGAGCATTAATCTACACATTCCAATTTGTTGCAAAGACATACTTATACGGACCAATCGCAGAAAATCCAGAGGGTCTTATCAAGAAAGTTATTGTCGATCAATATGCAAGTGTTGATACTGTAAATGCTAAGAGAGAGATGAGATATACTGTAACTCCGACTGCTACTAAAGATTATAATAGTGATGGTGCTATAGATAGTAATGATAATGCACTTATCGTTCCTGGCGATGACTTTGGGTTCAGTGAAACATCTGAATTCTTTGATGATGGTAGAGATCGCAGTCCAACAAAACAAAGTGATATCTAATGGAAAACTATGAATCTATTGATAAAGCATTAAACATCAGTGAACCTGATGTAGTGCCTATTAAAAAAGAGAATCCTAAAAAAGACAATATTGTAAAGATCAATGAGATTGAAAAGGATTATGAGTATACTCGTGCTAATTTATATTCAATCATAGAAAAAGGTCAAGAAGCAATCAATGGAATAATGGAAGTTGCAGGTGAAAGTGCAAGTCCTAGAGCATATGAAGTAGCAGGTCAACTAATAAAATCTGTAGCAGACACAACTGATAAGTTGATGGATTTGCAGAAAAAACTTAAAGACGTAAATGAAGATAGTCCGAAAACTAATAATGTAACTAATAACGCTTTATTTGTAGGTTCTACATCAGAACTTTCAAAAATGCTAAAGAAAGGGTTTCTAAATAATAAAGAGGAAAAATAATCGCTACAATGAAGAAGTGTAAGGAAGGACACTATTACTGTTTCCAAGATAGCAAGTGCAAACCGATTCCAAAAGGTTATCGCAGAGGAGTTGGTGGGTATCTTCGTAGAGAGCGTGAAGACGAACAGGAGGATTCAAAAAAGAATGGTAATGGCAAATCTAACGGAAGTTCTAACGGAAATGGGAACGGTGGGAATGGTAGTGGAAATGGTAACGGTAGCTCTGGTGGTAATGGTGGTGGTAATGGCTCAGGCGGGATCGGGGAAAATGTAGAGATTCAAAATTCAGATGGTGAAACAACTGCGATTGTAGTGGACATAGTTGGTCCTGCACATATGAAACCTATGGTGAATAATAGTGGTGTGTGGAAGGGAACTGAAATAAGTGAAAGAAAGATGACTGAGAAGGAGAAGAGAAAAGACGATAGATTAAAGAAGAAGTATGATAAGTCTGATATGAAGAAGAGTATGCAGAAACAATATGGTAAGGAAGAGGGTAAGAAAGTTTACTTCGCAACCATTCGCAAACAAGCAATGGAAGAGGAGAAGAAAAAAGATCATGAACCTGAGATGATACGCAGTCAATTAAAAACTGCTAAGAGAGCATCTAAACGAATTAAAAAACATACTCTAAAAAAAGATAATTTTAAAGCGTGGGTTCAATCAAAGATTACTAAAGCATCTGATTACTTGGATACTGCTGCTGATTATCTTGATAGTAAAGATGATGTAAAAGAGGGTAAAGACCCTAAGTTATCTAAGATAGTAAAACAACTTCGTAAATCTGTAAAAAGTCATGGTAAACAAGCGGATTATATCGAAAAGGTAAATAAGAAAAAAGATGTAAAGGAAACTAAAAATTAATTATTATGGTTGATAATGTATATCTTGGAAATCCTAATTTAAAAAAAGCAAATACACCGATTGAGTTCTCTGAAGAGAATATCATAGAATTTTTAAAGTGTAAGGATGATCCTGTTTATTTTGCTAAAAATTATGTGAAGATTGTTTCTCTTGATGAGGGATTAGTTCCTTTTAATCTTTACCCTTTCCAAGAGAAACTGGTAAATAATTTTCATAATAATAGATTTAACATTTGTAAGATGCCTCGACAGACTGGTAAATCTACCACTGTGGTATCTTATCTTCTACACTATGCGATCTTCAATGATAGTATCAATATAGGTATCCTTGCTAACAAAGCAAAGATTGCTATGGATTTACTTGGTAGATTGCAGATAGCCTATGAGAATCTACCAAAATGGATGCAGCAAGGTATTATAGCGTGGAACAAAGGTTCACTTGAATTAGATAACGGATCGAAAATATTAGCAGCATCCACATCTGCATCTGCTGTTCGAGGTATGTCTTTCAACATACTATTCCTCGATGAGTTTGCTTTCGTACCAAATCATGTAGCAGATGATTTCTTTGCGTCTGTTTATCCTACAATCTCTTCAGGTACAAGCACTAAAGTTATAATAGTATCCACTCCTCGTGGTATGAACCACTTTTATAGGATGTGGCATGATGCTGAAAGAGGAACGAATGGATATATTCCAACCGATGTTCATTGGGGTGAAGTTCCTGGTAGGGATGATGCATGGAAAGCACAAACCATAGCAAATACATCTGAACAACAGTTTAAAGTTGAGTTTGAATGTGAGTTTCTAGGATCTGTAAACACTTTAATTGCCCCAAGCAAACTTAAAAACTTAATTTATGATGCACCTGTAACGAAGAATGCTGGATTGGATATCTATGAGGATTCAATAAAAGAACATAATTATATGATCACAGTTGACGTTGCTCGTGGATTAGGAAATGACTATTCAGCGTTCATTGTATTCGATATCACTGAGTTTCCATATAAAGTTGTAGCAAAATATCGAAATAATGAAATCAAACCCATGCTGTTTCCAAATATTATTCACAGTGTAGCAAAAGGATATAATAATGCATTCCTTTTAGTAGAGGTAAATGATATTGGAGATCAGGTAGCAAGCATCTTGCAATATGATCTTGAGTATGATAATCTATTAATGGCTTCAATGAGAGGTAGAAATGGTCAGGTAGTTGGTCAAGGATTCTCTGGTAAGAAGTCTCAATTAGGAGTTAGAATGACTGCAGCAGTCAAAAAATTAGGTTGCAGTAATTTAAAGACACTGATTGAAGATGATAAGTTACTAACGTGCGACTATGAGATTATCTCTGAACTTACAACATTTACTCAAAAACATAACTCATTTGAGGCAGAGGAGGGTTGTAATGATGATTTAGCGATGTGTCTTGTAATCTTTTCATGGTTAGTTGCACAGGATTATTTTAAAGAGATGACCGATAATGATATAAGAAAAAGAATATACGAGGAACAAAAAAATCAAATAGAACAGGATATGGCTCCATTCGGTTTTATATCAGATGGTCTGGATGACGACACATTTATTGACTCTGAAGGAGATAGGTGGCATACTGATGAATATGGTGATCGCTCTTATATGTGGGACTACAGATGATTTCTTTTTTACTTTTTAACGCAGGTTTTTTTAATCTTTTATTTTATGTTTTCGCAATAGGATTTGTGATCTCATTAATATTAGAACAGTTTGTGAAAAATACAGGGACTGAAGAAGAACTTTTTATCGTACAGACAAATAGAAAATATTGTTGGCGACAAGCATGGGTCACAAACATCATATGGTTTTTCTGTAACGTAGCATTATACATCGCATCTAGAAATGCACAACCTGTTGATAACTTCTGGAACGGTATCTAATGGACTTAAACGAAAGTAATGTAACTAAATCTCTATCTGAAATTGCTCCTTATATTGAAGCAGATGGAGGATTTGTAGAATTTGTAGAGATTGAAGAAGGAACGAACTATGTAAAGGTTCGATTAGGTGGTGCTTGTACAAGTTGTGCAATGAGTGCAATGACCCTTAAACAAGGTATTGAAAATAAAATTATGCAAGATATTCCAGACTGTAATGGAGTAATACAGGTTTTATAATGGAC